CTCGTAAGAGGACTTGCAACGAGGACGTTGTTTAAACAGGTTTTAGACGCTGCCGTGTCGCCTATGCTTTCGCCCTTTAAAGAGAGCCAGTATAAAGCCCCACCGGTTAAAGATGTGGACGTGATAGAAACGGACGTGATGCCGGTTGTTGAAGGGTCAACGCTGCCTTGCTGTAAGAGCGTCCCCCCTGCGTTGTAAATCCCCGCTCTATAGGTGTCCGTCGTCCCCGCATAAGTGCAGAGGAACTGAATCTCTGTGATATCCATATCGAACGGAGGAATAAAAGCGCACGCGTAATTCACACCGGCTGTCATCCCTCCGGACGTTTGAACGTCTGATATAGGGTATAGCTGCGCATGTGGATTTTCTGCCCCACCACCTCCGGAGGCTGCCGCTAAAATGGCGCTTATTAAAGACCCGTTAGCGTCTCCAAGGAGCGTTCTAAGGTCGTTCCATTGCGCTACGCTTGTAGCCAGGGGCATTCCGTCGGTACCGGTCCAGTTAGAGGATGCAAAATTGTGATCGTACATCCACAAAAAACCGGATGCTACTCTATAAGCAGCGCTCCCAAACCCATCTATTGAGCGGAGCTGTAATGTGGCGGATCCGGACGCTCCCGTGTCTGCCAGTATATCAACCGTCGACGTCCCCCCGCCGGAGGTAGTGCCTTTTATGTCAACTACTGCATTTGTTCCGTTTGCGAGTAAACGCGCCTCGCCTGCACTACTCAAAGACGTGGCAACGACTTCGGTTATTGCTGCGCCCTCTGAGGCGCCTTCGTGGATCGTCTGCACCCGCGTTGTCATTGCGGTTGTTTGAGCCGTACTTCGTCGCGTCTCAAGATGCGTCACAGGGGTCGCTGTGCTGGCAACGTTTGCGTTATGGAGGGTTAACCCACCGGTTGTTGTATTGACGTATAAATCAAGCCGGTTATTACCGGCCGCGCTTGCGTCATTACAATGGAGAGTAAGCCTTCCGGAACTTTCTCCAACTCCTACAGTATTGTCATTTTGGAAGGAATATCCAGGATTTCCAACTGTTGTCCCAAGCTCTATTTTATCCGCTGCAGTAGAGGGATAGACAAAGCCGCCCGCGTTCCGGCTCCAAAACGTGTTATCATCTGCCGATATGGTCAAATAGCTGGTGTTATCCGTTATCGTGATATTGCTACCTGCCGTGAGGCCCTTAAAAGGCAGGTTAACGCCGCTCTTTGCATTTACCAGGGAGTAGTCACCGCCCGCACTTGATGAGGTATTAGCCTCCCCCGGATCTGCAGCATTTATCGTCATAGACGAGGCATCCGTTGAGATAGTAACATTATCCCCTGCGTTAATGCCTCTAAACGGTAGATCTACCCCGTTTTTGGTCAATACCAGGGAGTAAGTACCCCCCGCGCTGGATGCGGTGTTAACTTCCCCCCCGGCGCTTGCAGCGGCCAAAATACCCGCGATTATAGACCCATCAGCGCCCCCGAGGAGTGTGCGGAAGCTGTTCCACTCCGTATTCGACAACGCGAGGGGCGCGCCATTAACCCCGGTCCAGTTAGAGACTTTATAAAAGCTGTCTTCAAAGTACACCGTGTTTTGATACAGGTTTACTTCGGACGTTGTCGCGCCGACAGTAGATCGTAGAATCAAACTGGCTGCTGTATCAGATACTGACCTTATGACGGTTGACGCCTGCGTACTGCCGGTTGACGACAACGTGTTAAAAGACGTCACACCGTCCGTCTCTGTCGTCCATGCCGCTTGTCCCAATGCAGACGTTAAACGCGTGTATCCGAGGGCGTCCGCGTCAACAGTCCCAACCCCTCTAAAGTCGTAACCTGCGCCTGTCCCCGTAGTAGTTTTGGCGCTATACAACTGAATGATAGGAGCAGTAGAGGACGGTTGTAGTTTTAGATAAGACCCTACTGCCGCCACGTCCAAAACCGCGCCGTCACCTGCTGAGAGCCCGAGAGTAGAGCCCCCAATAATACCCACCGAAGGGGAGCTTGATACAAAAGACAACCCTGGTACGGTAGCGTCACCTATTGACGTCCGGACGGTGTCACCGGTTGTTGTCGGATATATGAGAGTTCCTGACTTTGTAAAAATTTCGGGGGAGTTAATTTCTACATTATTTCCATTTTCGGAGACTGTAACCGTGCCTGTACCAATCAAAGAGCGGAAAGGCAAATCAACCCCGCTTTTGGTGAGAACTAAACCGGCCCCTGTCCCTTGATTGGATGCCGTGTTAACCTCACCAGGATCGGCGGAAGAGATCGTTAGATAGTCCGTGTTGTCGGTTATTGTGGTATTGCTGCCGGCGGTAAGGCCCTTAAACGGCAAATCTACGCCGTCTTTTGCAAGAGTAAGGCCGTAGTCGCCCCCTGCAGTAGACGTCGTGTTTGCTTCTCCCGCTCCGCCTCCTGTGGCGGCTACTGTGACAGACGTCCCGTTGTCAGTGAGCAAGATACCGGTGCCTTGCACGAGAGATTTAAACTCAAGGTCAACCCCTGTTTTTTGATAGTATAAACCGATTCCCGCGCCGACGTTTGAAGCGGTGTTGCTCTCGCCTTGTCCGGATGCGCCAGCAGCGGCAAGGATGGCACCAAATAAAGAACCGTCCGCGCCACCAAGCAACGTGCGAATGTCGTTCCACTCGGTGGTAGATGCCGATAGCGGAATATGGGTACCAGTCCACAAAGAACCCTCGTTACCCTCATCGTGCATTTGTAGAGCGCCGTTGTTTAAGAGCAACTCTGCGTAGGAGTCCGCCGGATATCGGTTTGTGTGGATTTGCACCAAACAATCACCACCGCCGGTGGATTCCGCCGCGATATTTACCGTTGCCTCATTTGCGACGTTGTCGGCCTTCGCCGCTATGTATACCCCGGAATCCCCGGAAGTAGCACTTCTCGCAAAAAGCGAGCAGTAGGAGTATCCGGAGTCGGAAAACGAATTTATATAGGTGTTGGCACTACCGGAAGTGCTTTGCGCACGTAAACGAATACCCGTGTTTTTTGTCGTTCCTACGGCCTCCATGCCTATGCGTGCGTCATTGGTTATGCTGTCCGCGTCAGGAACAAAAAACTTAGCGGCACCGTCGACGGAATCGTATTTTAGACCGATGCGATCAGGGTATGTTTGATCGGTCCCCCCCGAAAAAAGAATTGGACTGTCGCCATCATGTCCAAGACCGCTGTAGGCGTGATCCAAAAAACTATAGCTTGGCTGCTCGTCCGCCCCGTCATTGTCCATCAAGAGCCGGTCGGTGAGTATAAGGGGCTGTAGCGTGCCCGCTACGTCGTCACGCGTCCAGAAAGAAGGTGTGCTCCCACCGGCTCCACCACCTCCGGCACCTCCAAAAGTCCGGAGGTCGTTATAAACCGTTTGCCCTGCCGCGTTTAAAAACTCGATTGTGTTTCCGACTGGACCTAGGTAGAGGGCCAAACGACAAATCAAAAACGATCCGTAAAATAGTTGTTGAGGGACGTTATAAACCGCCGTGTTGTTTATATCGGCGTAGACGTCAGCATCGCTCACAGCCGCAGAATAGCTGGAAGAAGGCAAATTTACATATAATTTACAATTTCCATCTTCGCAAACGACACCAAAAAACGTAAGGACGTATTTTCGTCCTCGAAGTGTGTCTCCGGCTGCGTCCTCTTGGATGACGTTTAAATCGGTGAGGCGCTGATACGGCGCAAGAGTACCGCTACCGGAAGCGTTGACAACGTGGATGCCGTCCGTTGCAATGTCCAGTGCATTAAACGTATATTTACGCAAAAAATGAATCGCGCCGATAGACGTGGATAGCGTCAAACTATCCGGTGTCGGCGTCGTGTTTAAAACAAAAGAAGGGTCAACGCCTCCCTGGTAGTCGGCCCCTTTAATACGTATCGCGTCACCGATAGCACGTATGCGCCCCTGTCTCGAATCACTAATAGCGTCATTGCTTGCGAGTAAAGAGGCACAACCGTCAGTTATGGTTTTTGCAGTACTCCAAACAACAGCAAATGCCATATAGGCAAAAGGTAGTGCAGGGGGCGGATTTGTTGTATTGCCTAATGCAATAGCGCCACCATCGAGATACGCATAGACGTAGTTTAGAGTGAGCGTGGTCGATGTCCCCGGCGTTATCTGCACCCTCGCTTTTCCGTCCGTCCCTCCACCGGTAGTGCAGTCTAACGTGTAGATAGTACCGGCTAGCTGGATGCGGACATCACCCCCGCCAAGTTTCTCTATCTCCACATATAAATTAGTGCCGTCATTGTAACCGACGACGGAAAACTCATCCAACACGCAGCCGTCAAACTCCCGTTGTATATAAGGGTCAGAGCCTTCAGGCGCGTGAGTATCCGCGTGAGCTTCCGGCAAAGGAGCCGGTCCGGTGTGAATAAACTCCCCATCTAAAACATTGCCTCCCTCGTAATTTACTGAGGACGGCAACGCCTCGACGTTTGCCTCCAGGGTACACCCGGTTATGGTTACGGCAGGGGACAGGGTTTGATACTCTTTGACCGCATTGTCGCCCGTCGTGCTGATAAAACAAGCGTTTATATGTGCTTCGTTATCTACCAACACAGCGGGATTTGCAGTAGATGCGAGATAGCCCCCTAAAAGCATACTTCCCCCGCCAAGGCGCAAAGATCCAGTCAAAGAAAATTTACAATTGGTAAAACGTGCATGAGTAAAAGACGTGGACGCGGAGCCGTTTGACAAAACAGTAGCACACGAAAAAACACAATTTACGAATTGCGTGTTTATCGTATCGCCACCTGTGCCGGTATCCGTCCAAGCCAGAACGTTGTCGCCGAAGAAGCGGCAACCCTCGAAAACAGCTGTGTTGAGGGTAGCCGTGCCGGTGGCGCTGTCCGTGTAGTGGATAGAACAATCTTTTACATGAGTGTTATACGTCGCACCCGCACGAGAAAAAGACCTTCGTCCAACCGCACTGCATCGCTCAAACTGCCCGGCTGTGTAGCCCTCAAAGCCTCCTTGAGTATGGCAATTGAGCAACTTGTGTCTTGCTGCAGTGCCGAAATAAATTCCATAATCAGCAAAAGAACACCCCAAAAACAAAGGGCCCGTATTGCCGGACGCGGTACAGTTACAGCGTGCCGAGTAACCTGCTGTAGATACGGTTTGCTTTGTGTGAATGCCGGAAATCGTGACGTTGTTTGCTGTCACATACAAAGCCCCGCTCGACGTGTTGTCGGTTTGGATAACGGCAGAGGCTTTTGTTACGTCCGCCCAAACAGGATCTTTGAGCTTGTCCCCACGTGACGCTTGATTCTGCGCGAGAATATGCACAAAATTCTGGTCCAGTGTAAAAGGACTTGTATCAAAATCGTAAACCGCCGGCGGAACCAAAATAAAAATTTGATTGTCTTCGGCAGGTGTTAAAAGCCGCGCCTCTTCGTAACGAGCGGATAAAGCCGCCGCGTTTTCGGCAGGCGTATTGCTGAAGGAGATGACAACAGGCAACACAATATTTTCGGGTTGTGCCGCTTGTAGCTCGACGTCTACTACTTCAAAAAGATCTTTATACTCGTTATACCAATCCCTGATTTCTGAGACGTCTAGCGCCTTGCGTACCAAAGGCAAACGCTTGTGTAATGTATATTCTTGCGGTTCCGGCATCGGTGCCGCTCCTTTCCTTATAGTCCGTGGGCGCTAATGCCGGGCGGGAAAAACCCAAACCCCGCACCATCTCCGCCCTCTAAGACTGTAGCACCCCATTTTTCCAAAAGATAATTTTCCACTGCTTCCCGCGCATCCGAAGACAGCGCACCGGCATAAATCAAAAGCTCTCCGAAATATCCGTTAAAATAAGACGACACAACACCAGTGTTGTCAAAAGCCGCGCCTATAAGACCATCACCGTCTAAAAGCCTTTTTACAGTACTTCCTGAATTTATCTGTAATTGGGTATTTCTATAAATGTCATAAAATCCAGAATCGAAATCGGCGGAGATGCAAAGCACTTCAGGTGCATTATAAAAAACAATTGTATCGGTCTCTAACTCGCTCGGGGTTCCGTTTTCCTGCTCGGACACCCACCGAATAGTGCTTTGAAAATTTTCGGAATCGTAAAAGATAGAATAGTGCTCCCGGTCACCTGACGCAATACCGTTCAAGGAAAAAAGACCGTTTGAATCCGGCGAAGCGGGTGTGTTTTGTTCCTGCCTTCGAAAAACAAGAAACGCCGTGAAGCCTTCAACACCGGTTTCCCTAATTGCCTGAGTTCCCTTAATTTCCAGGTATTGGTTATTCCCTGTCACGTCGTTATCGATAAAGACAGCGGGGTGGCCGTTGATAGTGGAGAACCCTTTTAATAAGGCTTTGCCAACGGTGCCCATGCTTTGAGCGTACCCCTCACCGGCTTTGTTGTGCATCCTGAGGTTGATGGGAGAGACGTCCATACTACTAGAGTCTTGAGCATCGAACCAAACCCTCAACCCATCGTATTGCAGAGGCACGGGAACAGCACTGTTTATTTGACAGTCAGCGTAAGACATCGTGCCGTCAAAATAAAAAGAAATGTCTTCCGGGCCGGTGATGGTCGCGTCTATTTTTATTTTAAGGTGCCGCGCCGCTCCGTCGTATCCATCGACAAAACAGTTATTAACCCGGATAACGCCAGGGACGGCTAAGGTATAAGCCGCGAAAAGTTCCTCAATCTCTCTCTTGGTTGTCGATTTTTTCCATACTTTTTCCATCCATGGGATACCAATCTCTTGGTCACGAATCCACTCTTTGAAATAAGTGCGAATACCAATCAACCAACGCTGCCGGATGTGTGAGGCTTTTTCGCAAAGCTGCAAATCGCCCGTGCTCAAGTCTATATCCCCACAAGGAGCAAGTAAAATGTCTTTAGGCATTAATCAGCCCTCACTTTTGTCTGTCCTGCGCTAACCACTTCTACCCCGTTGCTACCCGGTACAGCTATGGGAGAGCCTCCCCCTGTAGGCGTCCCTGTAAACGCAGTTATCAAGCTATCACCCTCACGCATCACAAGCAAGCTGTCCGCCTTAGTCTTCGTTGCCGAAGGAGACATCAAACCAACTCCCTGTACACTCCCGTCGACAAATCCCGAAGCGTTCCCGAGAGTAAAAGTAAAACTTACAAAGCCTCTATAAACTCCATAATTTTCCGTTTTTACTTTTTGTGAAACAGAGTTCAAAATATTAAACACACCTCCGCTTACAGCACTCCCGGAAGCGTGACCCAAAGACCCATTTTCGCAAAATATCAATTCGGTCATGGGTCAACCGTAAAAGTCCCGGAATTTACGGAAAATTGCCCGGAAGATTTTAACTCGAAATCCCCTGAAGAATTCTCGCCTTTTATCGTGTCGCTTTCTATGGTGACAACGGTCCCGTTTTTATGTCCAACGACTAAAGCGTCGGTCGGTTGTGTTGGGAGTTCCTCTCCTGCCGCAAAAAGACCCGGGAGAAAAACCGCCCCTGTTAAAGTGTGCCTTCCTACATCTCCCGGCGGTGATACTTGGTTTTTTTGTCGCCAAATATCAAGGGATGCTTCGGAAAAAATCAGAAGACCGGTAGTCCCCACTTCCACGGGCACCGAGACAAAAAAGTTCAACCCTCTTATTTCCAGATTTTTCACATTAGGGATTACAGGCAGATTTTCTTGGATAAAAGAACCGTCTTCTTTTTCAAGCCAGCGCGTCAAGAGGGGCCTTATTTCCGCCGTTCTTGTAACCGCGTCAACTGCTACCACTTCGCCGGGTAAAGCGGTATGCACATCGATAAGACGGCTTTCAATAGCTTCTCTGATTATCTCTGCAAGTTCAGGTGTCATCTAGATTTCGCCTCGCATTCTACGTACCATTCATTTTCTGTATACGTCCCGTAAAAAAGCGCTTTTTCGACTCTAAAAATCCCCGTTATGCTGTCGGTATCTAAGATAATTTGACGGCCGGGGAGAATGCCAGGACGGGCCAAAGATTTAAAGCGTATCACACCTTCACTGTCGGGTTCTGGAGACCCTATCAAACCGCTGTAATTGTTGAGCACAAAGGCTTCTGTGTCCAAGGTTTTGCCTTGTTCGAGGATTTGAAAAGTGTTGTTTTGTACACTCCATTCAAGTCCTGCTGAACGCATTAAACGGGTTAACTCATGAGAAGCATTTCCGCTGACAACCATGTTATGCTGGACAGTAGTAGAGCCGGAAACCGATTCCATTTTTTCCACGGCTTTCACAAGATTCCCTTTTTCCACTCCCATCGCCTGAGCGGTAGCAAGCAGGATTTTTTTAAGAGGAGTGCCTGCTTTAAAGGCCCTATTTATTCGGTCAAAGCGTGTCGCTTTTTCCCCTTCCCCGCTCTCAAAAGTTGTAATACGGTTGACGCCGTCTCTCATGGTGTGAATAGTTCTGACATCCCCTAAAAATATAACGCCTCTTTCCTCTCGGTATCCTATTTCAAGTTGCAGGACGACGTCTTTTTGTGATGCTAATTCGCGGCAGTGCGAAGGGGATAAATTGTAAACATTTAGCTCTAAAGTGTTCGGGTCTTTTTTCAAAGATTTTTGGACGCGAAACGAGAAATGAAGCGGGTTTTCTGCCTCTGAAGTAAAACGCTTATCCCCTATCTGAAGGGCGTAGTACCTATGATATAGAGCCGTCACGAAAGGTCTTCTTCCTCGATGTAGATCAGCTCTACGTCAGTTCCCAAAGTCGTTAAAGTCGCCTCTACGTTGGACGGACTGTTGACGTACAGAAAACCTGCCGGTTGTTTTTCGTCTCTCGACGTAACCCCAACAACAGACCCCGCCGCAAGCCTCTCCCCTATAAACCCTTTGATAGGCTCTTTGTCCTCGTCGTATAAGGACAAGTACCAACTTTCAGATCTCGAATTCCAATCGAATTTTAGGTGGAAAGTTTCCCCGTCAAGAAGTTGCTCCAACCAGTAATGAGCAGAGCCGTCGGTCTCTGTGTCAAGGATATACACTTGCGAACTCCTTCAATTTTTGCCCGAATTTGTGACCGATAGACTCTTTTTTCTTAACATCCGTCACTTTCTTTTTTCCTTTATTTCCCTTGCTTTTCTCTTTTTCCAGACTTTTCGTTCTCGGTATAGGTATTTTTTTAATGCTCTCGGCATGCGTTATTTTAAAAGGATTCGCTACTAAATCAAAATACAAACCCCCCGACTCTTCCGGGATTCGACGCCACGAAATACGGGAAAGATACATCGAGTAGTAAGTTTTTGGTGTTGTCGATATATCAATAATTTCCCTTGATTCCAGGTATTGAGTCAACAAGCGCCACGCGTTGCCTATAGGATTATCACCCGCTATCAATCGGGAGATACTGTCAACGGCTGTTTGTCCTGGATATTTTGTACCTATAGGAGTCAGCGTCACAGCGCAACGCATGGACAGAGGAGGTGTTTTTACGTGGATGTGATCGGTGATAGTTGAGCCGTCTTCGACCGGGTGCTCCGTCCCTTCTGCTTCCAGCTCGTGATTTTCCTCTAACACAGCATCGACGGTTAACTCTCCTATGCGCACGCGGGAAGATTTGCCCATAAAGGTCGAAAGGATATCCGTCATTATTGCCCCTGTTGCTTGAGCGCATTGAGAGTGGCTCTATTTTGGTTCCAAACTTCTTTGCCTGTAGCATCTGCCACAGATTGCGCCAAGGCCGGTCCTACCCCTGTGGCGTTAACCACAATGCGTTGATTGATAACGTTGTTTGCCACGCCTAAAGCCCCCCTCGCTCTCATTTGTACCATGCCGCTCGTGGTGTTATACAAGGCGCTCTGCTTTTGTAGTTTTGCTATCCTTGCGCCCAAGGCCTCTACCTCCCTCTGATAGTTGCCGAGTCGAAAAGTACTCCCCGTCCCAAGGCTTACTTTTAGAGACTCCCACGCCATAGCCACGCCTTTAATCATCATTTGGATACCTATAGAGATTCGGTCTATTTGGTATTCAATATTTTTAAAAACACTCTCGACGTTATAGCGTAGATTTAAAAAGTCGTCCGTTATACCGGGCATAAAATCGGCACGTATCCACGAAACGAACTCTTTTAATGCCTGCCGGGCGCTCCGCATGGCGTTTGCTATGACAGGTCCCATCTCCTTAAACGTGCCTTTTAGCGCCTCTGCAGCCTCTTGGGCACTGCCCGGTCCCCATAACAAATTGATAAAGTCGCCAATAACGGAATCGCCGCCATTAAGCCACGTGTAGAGATCTTCTATTGCAAGTACGAGCAACGCTATAATAGGAGCCCATTTGCCGATGGGGGCCGCCCATTTCAAAAATTTCCATCCCATCCGAGCGACGGCAAGCCCTAGCACAGTGGCTGCCGCCTCTAAAAAATAAGTTTCTCGGTTGAGCTCTTTAAAAAAAGTAGAAACTCTTGTTGCAGCATTGGCGAGCCACTTCATTCCGGGAATGAGCTTAAAGCCTACCTCTACACCGAGTTCGTGCAAAGTGCCCTTGAGACGCTTCAAAACGTTTTCGTATTCACCGGCGGTTTTTAACGCGTCCCCGTGTGCGATATATGTTTTCTCGATTATAAAATTCGCACGAAGTTCCGCTTTTTCTGCCTCCTTCATCGTGCGGATCTTCTTGCGGATACCTTTCTCATGCGCGTATTCCTGCAACGCGGCTTGCGTCATCGCAACGCCAAACTTTTTAAGGGGCTCCATCTCCCCCGTAAGCCCCGCTTTTTGTGCTATTAAAACTTCCCTGAGATCGTCTTTGTTATAAAGAGACCCTAGGTCGGTCATAAGCTCACCGAAGCGTTTCGCTATTTGGGTAGATTTTTCATAATCGTTATTGAGCATCGGTGTCATAATGGCACCGACGTCGGCTGCTACTTTTTGCAGGTAATACTTGCTTCTTCCTACTGCCGCGCCGTAGGTTTCCGCCCACTGTTTTACATTTTCCGCATTTTCCCTGAAAGCCACATCAAGGACGTTAGACGTTTCGACGACTTCCGACGCCATGTTTGTTAAGCCCATTGTGGCGCGAGCAAGTCCCCCTATGATAAGACCGGTTCCTAGATTCTTTAAAGCCGTTAAAACGGTATTTGCTTCGCCTTTTGCACGTACTGCCGATGCCTTATCAAACTCAACGCCTAAGCGGGTTACAAGCTGTCTAATTATCATTTCTTGCTCTTTCCATTGCTTCGGCTTCTGCGTCGTCTAATGCGTTTAAAACGTCGTGCGCTTTCTGGATATCTCCTAAATCCCATTTATCTAGATCTTCCATATTCGAGATATTAAGCCTTTTATCGGTTATAAGTCTCCAGAAAAACCAATCGACGCCCACGGGGAGCTTTAAACTTACTTGATCAGTGCTCCTTATTTTCCTGCGCTTGACCTTGCTGCTTTCGTCAAGCGCTTGAAAAAATTTCCATATTGGGCCTTGAGACACTCCCCTAAAATCGCGAATTCAGTATAAAGATCGTCCTGGAAACGCTCTTCCATGACTGGGCCTGTGAGTAAAAGCCACTCGGCTTTTTCTTCGTCAAAAACGGAAACTCTATTTTTTACAAAAGTTTCTTCCAAATCATTAAAAGTTTTTATGTCCAAGTTTTCCAGAATTGACTTGATTGCCGAACTGAAAGAAGAAGCAAGATCCGAAACCGCCTCTATTACCTCTTTTTCCAGAATATCCCCAATAGCTACGTTTTTTAAGTTGTCTATAAATGCAGCAACGGAAGGTCCAAAAAGTTTCATCAAAACGAAAAGTTTTTCTTTAGCTTCAGATGCTTTTACTAGATTGTATCGATATCTCAGATTTTCTATCTTAAATTCTTTTTCCATGTTTTTGCTCCTGTCTATCTATTAGCTGGCGGCGGCCATGCCCCCAAGCACTCCGTTAAGATGCGGACAACGAATGTTCCACTCACGGTCCCCCGGTTGTTTTCCAAAAATGACTTCCGGGAATTTGTTGACATAGGAGTTCGGCGACGTGAAAACCGTTCGCCCCGATGCTTTGTCAATCAGTTTAAAAAACTTAAAACACCCGGGTTGCCTGTTTTTAAGCAAGTTGCCTAATGTGGACAAATAGTCGTTAAAAGGGGTTCCGGGTGCTCCGGTCAGTGTGACGTCAGCGCGCCAGTCATTTGTTAAACAAACAACCACTTCCCCGTCGACACCTGTCTTGTCCTCCGCGATGTCCGAAACGAAAGTGATTCGGCAAAATTCATCTTCCCCTTTTCCCTCAAAATTTTCTTCCCCCACTACGATGATGATATCATCAGGGCTATAACTCCGCGTAACGGTTCGCATTAATCACCTACTTTCAAAACGCCTTCGATGGAGGTCGTATTCGCTGCGCCTACCAAGTAGGCTTTAAATTTAAAATCAGGATAGTGTCGCGACTGTTTTGTCGCCAATGGAATTTCGCGATAGTCAGGATAAGTGATTGTATATGGCTGTTCTGAGTCGATAAAATCGTTTCCTTCCCCTTCGATCAAAGCCTCTTCTATCCCCCCGGAAATTATTTCCGCGCCTGTATTGTTATAGGGGATTTTCTTTACCGCCAAAAACCGGGAAAGTATGTTTTCGCGCATCGTCGCAATAATCCAATCGATGCCCCTTACAATATCGATATACTCGCCGCCGGCAGCTTTTCCCCAATAGGCGGCGTTGGTGTTTGTATGCACTTTTACGTAGTAGTTGGCGTTGTTTGCATCCATCGCAGCGATAGCGGAAGAACTGTAAGAAGTTCCAGAAACGCCAGAAAGTATTGTATGCGCCCAGTTTACCGAACCCGCATCATAAGGAAATCTATCACCTACCCAAGCCGCCGCGAAGTCGTTGGCTTGGTCATCACTGCAACAAACAACAGTACGGTCGTAACCCGCGTTTGATGCCTGGTATGACAGAGATACTGTGCTCCCCGAATCCTGGTTGTCGGTATCGTAGGATGTCACAAAAAGGACGTCTGTTTGTGTCTCTACAAAAGCCGCCAGTACCATCACTCGCGCAGCACTGCAGCAATCAGCAAGAAGTAAACCATAAGATTCCGCACCCGCATTTTTGATCGCGGTGACCTCTGTTACAAGCGCGCTGTCGGCGGTGTTGTCTTTATAGTCCACCAAGCCGATGTCGTAACCAGTAATCAGAAACAGTTCGCCGGTGTTGTCCGCCGCCACAGTGATGACGTTCGCTGAACTGGTCGAAGACAGGTCGGTTACTGCATTAATCAACGTATTGAGGGCAACAGCAACAGTGGTGCCGGTATCCCCCGCGATTGCTGTGTAAGAGATAGCGGTCGTTGTCCCGTCAGGGGAAACAATGGAAAAACTGTAAACTTGACCCGCTCTCACTTCCGCGTTCTTTACGGTCAAATCGAAAGTCTGACTAAACGCGGTGGGGAGCCTCCCAACGTAGACGTATTCGGGTTTATTGTTCGCGCTAAGCAAGCCTCTTACCTGCTTATAGATTGGGTCGTAAACGGTAAAACCATCCGCTACGATGTCGGTTAAAGCGCTCGCCCCGCTGTAACGGCGGTAAAGCTCGGGGAAATTTGAGTGGTGCCCCACCACCATCGGTGAGCCAAAACTTTTTCTTGTGAGCCCCGGCCCCGAAGTGCTCACGGTTATTTGGATAGGATTTAACATTCTTATTCCTCCGGTTCGGGGATTATTTCCCCGTCGATTTGTAGGTCTTCGCTGACGCCCTCAATATCCGACGTCAAATCCATGCTTTCAATAAAGGTGCCGTCTGACGCTGGGTCAGTATCTATTATAACGATATGAAAGTCTACTTCCATCAAGGCTTGGCTTTCCATTCTATCGTCAAATTCCAGAATTGGCATATTTCGAACAATGCCTATATCCCCTAGAGATATGTCATAAACTAAAAAAGAATCTTTAGTATACGGCATCTGTAAACGTGACTGTACATCCCCCAAAACATCAAAGCCGTTTCTAAGCGTAGGATCGGTTTGAGCCTGCATTCTAGAGCGTCCACGCACTTTGACTCGTAACGTTTTCTGCGCTACTTGGTAGACTTCCCTCGGGTTTTCCGCCGTTTCGTCTTCGCTCTCTTCGGATTCTTCAAATGACGAAACCTCTGTCAAAGTGACGTCTTCGAGTTCGATCCATGGCTTACCGGCTTCTCTAATAAAACCAAGTTCGCTGTCTTCAATCCAAACAGCATCGCACTTACCTGCCCAAGCAATCGCTTTTTTTATCAATTGGCGGTAATCGCTTAAATTCTTGTATTCCATATTTTACCGCCTTACCTTGTAATCGAGGGACTCTTTTAAGGCGCCACTGTCAACAAGGATCGTATCATGCCCTTTTTTCTCTATCGTTACGGGAGACAAAGGAGGCTCAAGCTCGATGTCGAAAACGTCGAGCAAATCCCCAAGCGCGTTCCTTCCAAATTCATCAAGCTCGGCCAGCCAATTTTTATTGACAGGCGGCAAGCAATCCATGGCTCTATTGCGCAATTCCAACGCATATAAAGGCATAGATTTGTCGTCAAAAGTTCTCCTCAAAAAAGACCTTTCCGGTATCTTCACTTTTCCCTGTTCTGACCCGAATTCGTGTATTGTCCCCAAATCCACATTATCCAGTTTTCCGGTATCTCTCGCCGAGTTTTCCCCTACTACCCCGACGTCTACATAACGATGCTTGCCCGTCAAAAAACGCATTACGCGCCGAAAACCGAAATCCCGGTCAACGACTACTTTCGAAGTGACTTTTATTTTGGGACGGGTTGCCATGCGGCCACCCTAAGAGTTCCGGCCTAGACCGAGAGTGACGACAGCAGCAAGACGATCAAACTCATCCAAATACGTATCTTTAGACGAATCCTTCTTAAGCCTTGCCATTTGTCCTTGAGGTCCGATAACGAGCAGATGCGCAGCGTACAAGCCAAGGCCTTCGTTGTATCGACTTCCCCACATGCTTTCGCCGACGTGGTTTGCTGCGCGCCGTAAAGCCGACGACACATAGGCCACGTCGATATCGCGGAATTCTGGAAAATCTACAAAGAAGGCGTTGGGTGTCACTTCGCGATCTCCTTGTCGATGAGCGCCCGAATATAGGCTTTTCCGTCTCGTGACTTGGTCTCTTTAAGGAGTTTTTTAAGCTCTTGGGCGCTCTTTCCTTTAGCCTCTTTCTTCAGGATTTCCATGTTTTCAATTTCTTCCTGAGAGACCAACGGAGATGCTTTTCCTTCTCCTTTTTCCACGAGTACACCAAGTTTTACCCACGCTTTAACAGCGCGTTTTTTCTTGGCGTTTTCCCAACAAGCCGTTGAGACGTCGCTCTCCCCTGGAGGGAGTTGTTTCCCGACAAGCTCGTCAATACGCCCACCGATGCAACTGGGCAAGGTCAACAATCGAGGTTGTGTGTTCTCAACGATCATTATAGGTGTCCCTCCATGTAGGCCATAGCAAACGGATAGCGCACGCCTACGCCTGCCGTAGTACCATAGCCGTTAACGACAAACGCCAAACCCTTAGCCTGCGCGGGCTGGAACGAATATTCGTCAGGAATAAACAGCTCCAGAACCATCGGGTTTTTGTAATAGCACACAATTCGAGGGCCAGTGCCTGCTGTGTCGTTTGTGCTCATGGAGTCTCTTGCGGAATAGTCAACAGAAATCTCCGGGTGTTTTCTTTTAAATTCCGCCATCACCGAAACCGTATTATCCGCCGAAAAGAAAATCCTGTCCAAGAGCATGTAGGTGCTATGGTCCATGACCATTGCGTTCGCCTGAAAAATCCCCTTGGAGTTTATAGCAACCGATTGAACCAGTTTTTCCAGATCTTGCAGAACTTGCAGCGCTGTTGCGGTAGTCGTCCAGTCCCCTGTATCTGGGGATACTGTCGGGACGTTTGCATTGTTCATCAAGCCGGTAAGTCCAAATTCGTCATCTCCCATAAGGGCAACGTCGTCAACAAGAATTTCAAAACCTTGTAGCGCGGCTTGAGCATCCATAGTATCAAGAGGAATTCCAGCAAATGCCGCATTTTTCAGATCTTGGATCGAATACTGATAACCAATAGCATATGGCTTCGGAGTGATCGAAGTCTTGTTTGCAGTGATAGACACCATCGGCACATCATCCGCGTAATTAGCGATTGCCTTCGCCATGCCGAAACGGTCCCACATTTTATAGGATATGGTGTCGGCTCCACTATATTGATTGTTTACCGGCACAAAAGTTCTGCCTTTTGTCTCCGCATAAAAAGTCTCATATACAGTGGTTTCAAGGGCTTCAAGCTCTTGTGATAAAATGGCGGATGTCGCGTCATCAAAGCGAGGTTGGCCCCCTAAGAGAGTCGCCAGTGCTAATAAAATCGCGTTCATTTTTTACCCCATGTTAACGGCCAGAAGGCCGTAGTTAGTCGATCCAACGGTTTTCGCTTTTACCCATTTCAGATCGTAAGTGGTTGATAGATTTGTGTAATTCTCTGCGGTAGTGCCCCGGAACGACCCCAAAGCCGCATCGGGAGCGGTTCCCGCACCGGCACCCAAAGCCCAAACGCCGCTTGACAAGTCGGTAATAGCATCGGCTGTTTTTACCCAAACTTTGCCGCGCTTGAGCACTGCCATAACGTCCTCATCGTTATATCCCGCATAACCCGCCGAATTCAGAGATCTCATATTTTCCGTAAAAGTAACCCCTTCCACGACTTCCTCGGCAACAAAACCATGACAAAGATTTCGATCGTTCGCTACATTCGCGGCAAGGTCCGGATCGTAAGATACGGCTTTACCTGCATAAGTCACCCCGTCGGAGTTTGCAGTGATCACCTTTTCCGCCGGACCTTCAAGCATGCCCTCGTAAAATTCCGGCATTGCGTCTAAAACAGTTGTCTGCATCATTTACCTACTTTCCATTGATTCGCGAGTTTCTGCCGTCTTGCCTCGCGAGCTTGTGCCGGTGTTTTCTCCTCTTTAGCGTCGTTTCGAGTCTGTCCGGACGGTCCGAGATTTGCAGCGGAAACCGGTTTTCTCTGCGCATTTTCCGGAAATTTGACAGTACTAAGCGCGCCGTCGATATAGGCATCGCTCGCGCTATCAAAGCGAGTTCGATCCATTCCAGCAAGCGCCAAAATGTCAATTTTAATCTCTTTTTGATTTTTATCTCCCGCTGTGTAGTTCGCATCGAAGCGTTTCGCCTTTTCCTCAAGCTCCGTCTTCTCGATACTGTCGAGCCTCGCTTGCTGTTTGGCATTTTGCTCCTTCAAGGCCTCCAGTTCACCGGCCTGTTTTTCCGCCGCTTCCTTAGCGTCCATTCTTTCCATGTTTTCTTTTTGGTAGGCTTGTTCAAAAAAAGCCGCCGTCTCATCGGCGACTTTGATTTTAAAGTCCTTACCATCCACCCGCACCGTAATTTCTTTCATGTTTTCTTCCTCTTCATCCAGCCTCAAAGCGACTGTTGAGCCTTGCCGCCCTTTCCCGGCAGGGAGTAGAGCAACATGATTGTATTTTATATTTCTTTGGACCTGGTCGTATTTCTCCCCGTTCCATTCTCCGGGCGTCCTGTCTATTGAGCAGATATAACCAGGGGACAATTCCACCAATTCCCCGTTTTTTATTTTATCTATTGTGTCCCTTCTTTGTACCAAAACGTGCCCTCCGACGGAATCATCGCACCTCTCGGCGTCTCTGACATAACCGACAGAAAGCGTTGAATTATCAGCAGTTACAAGCGCTTTATGGCTTATAGTGATAGGCGCATCGAGAAGGGAAGCGATAGAGTCAGCCCTTAAAACCTCTTCAGGGGGCCGAAATTCGCGAACAGTACGACCACCGGATTTGTAGGAAAAAACACCGACACGAGAAAAAGATGCGGGGATTCGGGCGAAGCCTTGAGATGTAAATTCTACATTTTGTAGACTCTGCGCAGTGTCGAAACGGCTTTCTACGGCATCTTCTTTGCTGTCTTCTCTTATTTCTATATTTTCTCTATCTTCCATAGAGACATTATAAAAACGCAAGAAGAGGAAAAGTCAAGGAAAAGAGCCCTTGCCTTCCCTCCCACCCCTAAAATATAGGAAAAACTAAAGGTAGTCAAGAAAAATTGAAAATAACTTAAAAGAATCACATCTGGCTTATAACTTCTTGAAATAGTTCCCAAAGTCTCTCTACTTCCTCTTCGTGCAGATAAAGCCCTCCATTAATCTCCTTCCATGCCGCATCTTCCATTTCATTTTTAATTGCGTCTAATGGGAGCAGAAAAGTTTTCCCCTTACTCATCCATCGAATTTCCCCCGTAGAAAGTTCTGTAATTTCTATACTAAAAAAATACTTGTTCCCCCTTCTCGCCGCGCCCGGGGTTTGTGATGCGGCGCGCAGTAAAGCGGCTTCGAGAGAAGCGAAGGATTCCCCCTTATACCTATATTCCACTTTCTTCCTTTTTTGTATTTTCATCTCGCCTCCAATAAAAAGCGCCGGACACGCCCCGGCGCGATGGCGGAAGTTGGTTAAAAACTATTTGACCAACGTGATGCCCCAACGTGCGGCCTCACCAATAAGGCCAGTCAAATTCGTTGTTTTCCACTCGCCTTTTTTCGATACCTCGTAGGTCATTGATTTATACACGTGCCCTCCAGTTTCTTGATAAAACCCCTCTACCCGGATTGTAGGTATACGAGCAAAAATGTGACAAAAATTTTCAATTTCACTTTCTCGTCGTTTTTCATTACCTCTGCGGCCCGATGCGTTACACGCCGGGGACCAAAAATAAGTATTAGCTGTCACAATCTCTGGGATACTGTGGGATTCGTTATGTTTTTCCGCCCAAGCCTCGGCCCCCGCGCGCGTTTTGTAGACCTTCTCTTTGCCGTTAGGGGTTTTTACCGCGAAAGTTTTTGCTCTTTTATTCTCAATTACGTTTTTCATTTTCCATCCTTTATTTTTTGTGGGCTCCATCGCCTCACAAGAATATAAATATATCTAAAAAGCTGTTGTGTCAAGAAAAAGTTGAAAAGAAAATACTTTCTATCTTAAAAGCGCGTATACGACTGCAAAAACAATAATACCGTAGCAAACCCAAAATGGGACATCTCCTAGAAATTCCATCTTTTCCTCATCTCCCCCCTAGTGGGCTAGCATCTTTGACCGGCATCCAGTGTATTTTACCCCTATGCACAAGCGCTTCGTGTCCGCATCGTGAACATACCACAATATAAGACGACTCGTACAAAGGATACGCCTCTCTGACAGAGAACCGGTACCTTATCCCGCAAGAGGGGCAATAGCATTGTCTTTCCTCTATTTCTCTCATCTCGACCTCACAATTAATCGGAGACCGACCGCATGGGCAAGCCTAGCCAGGTTATAGGCGGTTATTTTATGATAACCTTTAAAATATTGTGTAACCCTGCCAGGGGTCACTCCTAATCTATAGGCTAACCCTGCTTTGGTCATGCCCTGTTTGTAGATTTCCTGCTCAATTTGTTCGAGCAGGTTTTTGATGTTTTTCTCTATTTCCATATTCTACCTCCTATAACAAGCGCCGGACACACCCCGGCGCGATGGCGGAAGTTGGCTAAAAACTAACAGGCGGTTAATTCGCCTGTTTCACTGTCCCTGTAAACTTCGGGGCAATATTCCAGGTTTTCGCCAAATTGCCTCATCGAGGCCCCTAAATTAAATTGACGCATGGCGCGTTTCCCTCCGATCGCTACGATCGTATGAGCGCTGCCGTCGTCCATTTTTTCCGCCCACTCCTTGGCGGTTTTACGATCCGGAGCCTGGTAAAAATCACCGTACATGCTCATACGACCTGTTTTTTCGTTGGGTGTTCCGCAGCTGGCATTTTGTCCGACAAAGATCCAAGTTTTCATTTTTCCATCCTTTGTTTTTGTGGGCTCCATCGCCTCACAAGAATATATATAAGCCTAAAAAATACTCACGTCAAGAAAAAGTTGAAAGTTTTTTAGAAATAAAAATGAGGGGCCGAAGCCCCCGAGAAAAACCTTTTTATTTAGGCAAGTTCAAAAACTTGAACACCGCGCGAGAGAAACGCCGGGCGTACGCCATTGGGTTCATCTCCAACGCCTCAGCCTCGATAAACGCCTCACGAAAAGTTTCTTTTTCCTCTTTGTCCACATCCCTCATCGAAGAAGACGCGAGGTTGATCAGGTTGCAGATCTTGCGAAACTGCTCAGCCTGGTTTTCTGTTAAATAGACCTGCTCTTTGTGGATCTCGTCCATCCCGAGCAAGTCGCCCAACAAGCAAGGAGTTTCGTCAACACCAAGCGTAAGCGCCTGGAACTCTTGTTCTTCCCACGTTTTGTCATTCTTGAGTACTATAACTTTCATCTCATCCTTCTTTCTTCGGGGTTTTTTGTTGTCCCGATATGTATATAGATATATCTAAAAAGATGGATGGTCAAGAAAAATCGACAAGAAAAGTGAAAATTATTTAAGGCACTGACAACAGCATTTTTGCTGGACATCTGATTTTTTGTCTTCGGTGGGGATTGTCTCGGCGAGGACCTCAATAAAATAAGCCACCATCAGTATTAAAAATATTATAAAAAACAGTCCCGCAAAGAACTCCTTCAGGTCAGAAAACATCTATACCTCCTATAAAAAGCGCCGGCCCCGCCCCGGCGCGGTGGCGTAAAACTCCCTATCCTCTCATTTTTTCAAGCATTATTTTTTCTATGTCCTCTATCTCCTCTGCGATCGCTGGATCTCTTCTCTCCTCATTCCAGCAAGATGCAGCCGCGTTCTCTAACACCTCCCACTCACAGGCGTAGTTACCTACTGGTATATCAGCAATGGGTCTATCGAATCTCCAGTCGCAATCTAGGTCGTTGAATTTCCGCTGCATTTTAGGCACTAGATCCCAATCAGATTCTTCTTGGTTGTAAACCACAACGAATCCTAACCCAGTGTTGTTATTTTCATAAATTTCAAAACCTTTTTTGTAGATTTCTGTAAACGTCATAGTTCCCATCCTTTATTTTTTGTGGGCTCCATCGCCTCACAAGAATATATATAAGCCTAAAAAATACTCACGTCAAGAAAAAGTTGAAAGTTTTTTACTCTTCTTGTTCTTTTTCTTTTTTCTTCAATAAAATCGGAAGGATAGCAAGGGCTAGAGTCCTTTCTACATTTGGCGCGGCCCAGCACCTACACCCTCCTTCTGTTTTTGGGTGCCCTCCAGGGGGCGGATCGTCCCAAAAATATACCCCTCCATGTCTCGCCGCGTGACTAGGCCTGACACGCCCGTCCGCTTTAGTAATCCATGTATAGGAGTCTATCCCTGCTGCCATCTGCCGACGTCTATCAAGATCGCCATCTAATCTATGGATCTCATCATCTAATACCCAATTGAGGCGCTTCTTGCTGGTAAGCAGTTGCTTTTTAAAGCCTTTTTGGTGCTCTTTATAGGGTATTTGCTTCTGTCCATCTGCTATAGATATCTCCTTGGACAGTTGGATCCGGTCCCTCGTGTACCGATGCAAAATAGACTGTTGCTGTGTTGCCCAATCCTCAAAAATACGCTGCTTCAAAAGGGCGTTCATCTCCTTGTCCAGACTTACCAGCTTATACACTTCCTTCTGATATTTCCGATCTGAAAACTTCAACAGCTCCGACCAAGCATAAATCAAAATCCCTTTTTCCAACCAGTCAACCTTCTCCCACTTCTCCTCTATCTCCCCGAATTCCAGGTTTTTCTGGATTGCTCGCTTTTCGTATATTTCTTCGTCAAGGCTTTTAAGCTCTTGGTCCAAGTCCTTCAAAACCCTGTTGACAGCCACGCGATAGGCCAAAGACGGGCCGTTTGCCTCCTTCTCGTAGACGGACTTGGTTTGCTGTATTTTGCGAGGGGTGATGCCCTTCGCCTTCATCTGCTCCCTGCGCATTTGAGCGAGCGTTTTATTCAGTACGTCCATTCTCTTCCTTCTGGTTTGTCATCAATGCCAGCTGCTCTTGTCTTGCCCGTTCTTCCTCTATTTCCTGCTGTCTCATTAATTCCGTATTTTCTTTTGATCGTGCGTCAAAATCTATGACCGTCTCGTCACTCCATCCATCCGGCCCAAACCTGCTCAAAGCCACTTCTTCAGGCGACAAAACGGAAGCGTTTATATAAGCCGCGTCCTGCTCCGCCTGCAGCTTGTGAGTCTCCGCCATCTCCTTCTGTGTCATCGTCTTGAGCGGCGGAAAGTATACTTTCCAGCTTTTCGGGATTTGCCCGTTTGTCGGGCCTTGCTTGGATTTACAGATAAGCTCTACCACCCGCTCGATAGCCGGCTCAAACTTTTTTGTTTGGTAGGCTCCTAAATGATCGTACCACCCTTGAAAATCACTCTGACCGGTGGAGTTTTCCCCAGCCGGCGAGCGCCCCATCAAAATAGTAACCGGAATCTCTGTCACCATGGAAAGCTGCATCATGAGCAGGTTAAACGGTTCCTCTATGCCGCTCCAAGAGTACGGCTGCCGGGTAAAGCTCTCGGACTCCGCGTCAATGGCTATCAAACGGCTTGCGCTTCTATTCATGTCGAGCAGTGCCATTCGTTTTTTCATGACGTCCTCATTCTCACCGGCGAGGGCTCGATAAAAATTCTTGATCGCGACCACGGCTTGGGATGCATCCGTCAACATGTTTTTGAGGATACCCCAATTGATACCCCAATCGCTCAGAACCTTAGTGAGAGAGTACAAAAGAGATATATCGTACCCTCCAAGCTCGGCCTTTTTTGATGCGCTCGTCAAAAGCCCGCCAAACCAATAGAGCCTTGATTCGTGGACTTCAACCCCGTTGTATTCTCCCGGTCTCCCCGTTTTTTTCGACAGGTAGGCGCGCCGAGCGATGGGAGTTTCAAAAATTTTATAAGTTTCCGGTTTTCCATAATTCGGCTGTGAGATATCCCCGTAAAAAGCCCACGGGGTGCAATACCGCCGGTCCAAAACGTTTAGATGCGTCACTTCCTGGATGTTGTTTTCGTTGAGTGGTTGCGCCAAATCCATAGAACCATCACTCGCTCCGATGAGCATTGCGGCACCCCCGAAGACGTTTGCCCAAGTTTCCGCCTCTTCTACCTTCTCCCTCAATTCCAGTTTTTTCAACTTTTCGTTTAAAGCGTTTTGGTCTTCTTTCGTCCTGGCGATGTCGTCCACGTCCGTGTTTTTGTCCGCCGAAATTTGGACCGAAAAACCTTTTTCCAGCGCCTTGGACAATTTCTTTGTGACAATCACCCGCGCCGTCTCATCCCCGTGGAAAACTCGGTCAAGCTCGTCGTCAATCATGCTGCGCGATACAATCGTATTAGCGGACAGCTTGTCCCTGTCGTTCCCTATACCGAGCAGGGAGTTCACCCAACTGTCCATTCTTATATTCTTCAATTCCATGTTTTCACCTTTTTACCATAATGCCTTCAGAGTCGAATTTTCCATCGCGGCGACAAGAATGTCAACTTGGTCTCCAAATAGATAGTTCAGAGCTTGTGAGCCAGCATCCATCGTATCGTCATGAGGACGGTTCGGAAAACCTGTAGTTTCTGAAATAAAAATGTCTTTGCCGGGTACTTCATCGCATACCAAAACGTTCCCCGCTTGCCAAAAAGGAGCAGTCGCCGACAACCTTGACGCTTTTCCACCGTCTACAGGAACTGGCAATATTCCAGGAACTCTATCTTTTAACAATCGTATAACGGCCGTTCCGTTCGCCTTGTCCTCTATGAGTTTAGTATGGGTCTGCGGCCATTTTTTCGAAAACTCCTCTACTGCCCGAAGAGTGTCCACAATATCCATTCTTTCCCGAATTTGGTCCACAAGGTAGGCATTTGACCCACTACGCACCCACACTTGGCCGGCCACGTAGTCCGAAGTAACCTCATCCTTGAACGTGCAATCCCACGACTGGATCCACAAGCCATCTTTCGGCAATGTTAACCTGCTCGCGGTCTTTTTGGTCCATGCCGCCTTGATGATCGAACCCTCGGACGGTGTCGGGTTTTGTTGGGCCTGTGCCTGATAAGCCGCCTCCCCCAAGTCTTTCCTCAACTGCTTTACTTTTTCGGCGGGGAAACGATCAGGAAACAACAACTCACCGGGTTCGGTGCGTGGATCTTCAAATCCGATGGACGTATAGCACTTGCGGGAAGGTTCAAACTCGTGAGGGAGCATCAAATGTTCGGCGTTTGCGTACTCTTTTAAAATGTACCCGGCCAAGTCCATCTCGTGCAATCGCTGCATGATGAGGACACGGGCGTTGTGAAAACCAGAAGCAAAACGCGTAGACATCGTGCTCTTGTACCATTCGATACTCTCGGCCAAAGCAAGAGGTTCGACGCCTTTTCCCTCCTGCGCTTTGTTCGGGTCGTCGATTATGTGGATGTGGGCGTGTTCTCCAGTAATTCCACCTTTTACAGTTGTGTAGAGCCGAAAACCTCCTTTATCGTTGGAAAACTTCCTTATATTCCAGTCCGTCTTAACCGGGTTGAAGCTACCCCTCCATCTTTCCCGAAAATACGGACTTTCCAGAATTCCCATTACTTTCTTCGCATCCCGTTTCATGTTCGGGTCGGAAAAAGATCCATTCAAGAACTTGACTTGCGGATGGTCTATCCAGCCCCAAGCCTGGAAAATAACGGAACAGATCAAAGTTTTCATACATCCGGGCGGGATAGAGATCACAATGTTGGAGATTTCCCCGGCTATCACGGCCTGCAGATGCTCGCAGATGGCACCGATATGCCAATTCGGGAAATATGTAGTAGCCGGTTCGATTTGCGGCCAAATCAGCTTACTGAATTCAAAAAGGGACCTTCTGCCTATTTCCGCTTCAAGCGCCACACTATCCGGCATATTCTTTAAATCCAACATTTCCATATTTTCCATCTATTACTCCGCTTTAGGTTTCTTCGCTTTCTCCAGCAACTCTTTAAGCCGGATCAGTTCATCTGTTGACAGATTCTGCCAGTTTATGGTATCTTGTTCAATTTGCTGGATCGTCTCAGGCTCTCCCAAAGATAGGCGATGAGCGCGGATTCCTTCCTTGAAAAATCTTATTAACTCGTTGGGTTCCAATGCCGAAAAATCGGATTTTTCTGAGCGTTCCAATAGCTTTTTTATCTCAATGTTGACGACTTCCAATACTTTTTTAGAGAGTTGTTCATGCTGAAAGTCAGCCTGCGCTTGCCTTTCAAAGCGTTGACGATTTTTTCGACGGTCAATTGTTTTGTCCCATTCCTCAACCCGAAAACGCCATTCATAAGTCCTCGCTTGGTATCTGATGTGAGTATCTGACTTTCCGAATTTTTCGGCCACTTTTTGATACGAGCGATCAAGACCCATGTCCCTATAGTATTTAAAATAAGACCAAACAATATCTCCTTCTACCCGGGAAAGTCTCTCATACACCTGTGGCCCGTACGGCACACCGGGATTATTCTTAAAGTATTCGAGCACTTGCGCGTTTTTCTTCTTATTTTTGTTACCATCTTTCTTCCAATTTTCCATGGGCAGTTCCTTTCTAATTAAAGCATTTCACGTATAAGGCCGCTAGCAGCCAATTCTAGCGACTTAACCAAAATACAAGTAGGGTGACCGCCACCCCTCCCAGAAAACCGAAAACAAGACCCCTCTTGACGCCCTCATGAAGCTTTTTGACGGCTATCACGTCTATGATTTGCTCAATCCTGTTACGTGATGCCACTGCCCGTGCTCGCGAGAAATCTTTGGCAGATAGGTTTTTTGTTTTTTTGTTGTTTTTATTTTTTTCCATTGGACATGCTCCTTGAAAAAATCCATACCGGCCATTTTACACCCGAAAAAATAAGTAAGCAATGACTCCAGTAACTTAAGAAATACTCTTCCCTACTGGCTTACTCGGTGACGTATAGACCCGAAACATAGGCCGGCAAAATTTTCTTTTTAAATCGGTATTTTATATCCCTTTATTCCCTATTACCCTATTATATACTGACTACATATATAAAGAGAAAGAGAGAGAGAGAGAGAGAGAGAGAGAGAGAGAGAGAGAGACACAGTATATACTAAGGGTTTTCGCGAAAAACCGGCCCGATCGGTACATCGGCCTTGCTGACGTCTAACATACCGGATTGATTATCTTTTTCGAAACAGCCGAGGATATAGGCGGTTATATGCTAGGTTTCGATAAGGCCGGTATACAGAGCCTCATAAATACAAGTCTCTATACAAAAGCCTCTTTATTTATAGACTCCTATATAAAGACCTCTTTATTTATAGACTTCTATATAAAAGACTCTTTATTTATAGACCTTCTTAGATATTTTTGTTCTTGAGGGCCACTAGTCGGGCTCTAAGTGCCTTTAAGGGGGTCAGATCGGCTTCTTCCAGAAATGCTTCCAATGTTTTTACATCTACTTCCCATCCTTTAAATGGGGCTTTAGATGCCCTTTCACCGTCTATTTTTTTAAATCCTGCTTTAGTTAAATAGATGCCGATTTTTTGTGTCGAGGGGGATCGAACTTCCAGTCTCGCGGTGGTGTCCGATGTCGACCATTGTTCGAATATTTTTTCCGGTCGAAGCCTTATTTTCCCTTCGTCGTCCATGACAAAAGCCGCCTCTTTTGTCGGAGCGCGCTCGGCCAAGTCTACCGTTTCGAGGGCCATAACTATACAGATGTACAATAGATCATTTTCGAAGCGCGCTTTCATCAGCGTTGCCTGTTCTGTTGTAACATCTAGAAACAGCCGCCCTCGGGATTCGGCCTTAACGTTCTCCTCAAGCCACATAACGTGCTCAAGGAGCGCTGTACCTTCCCTTAGTGAGTCCATCTCCTTGGTTCCCTTCCACCGCGCTTCGAAAGCTTCCATGTCCTTTTTATCAATTTCCAGAATTAGGAACCTTTCCATAGTTGCTTCCACGCAAGATCTATCAACCTCATTCGAAAATATTTTTTCAACTGCGTTGGCTGAACACATGTGTCGAACCGCCGTTACCAGGTTGACCGGTGCAACCCCTTTGGTATTAACAAGGTGCGACTTTGCCGTTATCATCTCGCGGTAACGCTCCGCCGTACTCTCTCCGCGTTTTTTTGGGATGTACTCATCGGCAAAAATCACCGGGTTTTTTAAGAGAGGCTCGCTAAAGTCTCTCATTACATAAGATGCTTTGGCCGGTGTACCGTGCTCCTTATCGTTCCAGAATCTCGATAAAATAGTAGGAATCTGTGTTTTCCATACTTTTCCGGGGCCTATCAAGGCAAGCGCCGGTAAGCACTGCCTGAGGTTTCGGAACTGTGACAGGTAGGTCAACACGTCATCTATTTTCTCTTTGCTCACGGCTTCGAGAAGGTCCATTGCTATCGGGTGGTAGACGGGTTTGAAGGCGTTCCAGTGGTATGCTTTTGAAAAAAGAGTGCAAGACTCTTTGCAAAATGCTTCCTTTGGTGAGTAAGCGCAGAAAGAGACGTCTTTGACGGCTGTGCCGTAATCCAGGAGAAATTCAGTCGCGCTTTTGATTTGTAGATTATCTCGAAAAAGCGAAAAACCTGGAATACTCGAAAGGTATTGCCGACAAGCGACCGCAAGTTCCTGCTTGACGTAAGGTCCTTCGTAAAGGTCTTTCTTTGGGTCGTAAACATAAAAAGAGTTTCTGTGAGAAACTATCAGAACCCCTTTCTTTTCCTGCGCACGTAAAAGCTCGACACCGTTTAAAGGGGGGGCGTTGTCGGCTTCGATGGATATGCGCTCTTTCCTCCTCTTCTCCTTCCATTCGGCGGTTTTCCTGTTCGCTGACTCGGTGGACGCCACCCAATCCGCACGACTTGAGGCAAAATCCACATTCCATTTTTCCCATATTTTCTTGAGGTAGATATCGGCGAACCATCCCCCGTCAACATCTCCCAAAGCGTTTGCTAGAGCCATCGTAACTCTAAGCCCTGCAGCGTGTCTTTCGCCCTCTTCGGCGTACCCCTCGCCGTCAAGGATGGCCCTCAGTATGCCCGCTACTTCCGGCTTGGAAGAAGACCATTTTTTGATTAAATTAGACAGAGTGTGACGGTCTTGGCGTATGGCTTGTGAAGGGGCAGGGGGCTTAAAAGCTGAGGCTTCTTGCTCGACTATTTCGACGGGGTATAGGCTCCCTCTAAAACGGAGCATTACTGGCTCAACATCGGGTTTGTGTTGAGGAGCGAAAAACAATCTCCCGGGGTCTCTCGTCGCCATATCGGGCATGATACCGAGGTCCCGCGCGGCTTTTAAGTAGGTCGGGATATAGATGTTAGGTTTCGAGGAGACTTCTTTGTCGAGCGCTATGATAAATCGGAAACGTGGTTTTTCCGGGGAATGCTTAAAAGTTGAGTAGAACAGACATTCCATATTTTGCACTTTTTCCGCGAGTGTCTGAATTTCCGGCCATCCCATAGAATCGATGTCATAGCAGAAAATAGAAGTGGTGCTGTCAGAGGCTATAAAGCGCGCGTCTTTTGATTGTGTGTTGTCAATATACCTGGCAAGAATAAAGCCTGGTGAGTTGATTTTTTCCTCCTCGTTCCTCGTTTCCTTACTCCCCTTTTTTTCCAGAAAATCGAAGAGTTCAGTGTGAGACGCGTCAAAAATCTGCCTCGGAAGAGATCCCGCCGTTTCAACCGTTGTTATCCACATTTTTCGACCTTTCTTCTTTTTCGACACAAGAGCAGAAATCAACTACAGTCACATTTTTGAAAGGTTTTTCGGTAACATAACCCCTTCCGTTGCAAGATTCGCATTCCGGATCGCCTTTTGGAGTGTGAAAGAAGGATTGAATTTTTATTTTCCTTGCTTTCGCTTTTTCCATAAATTCCGCGAGCTCTTTTATTTTCATCTTCTTTTCTCCTTTGCCAATGCCATGATGCACCTAACGGCAGCGTGTGCGAGGTGTGGACAATCGCTTTCTTGCTCTCGGGTTTTGCCCATATAATGATAGTATATATGGTTTTCCGCGTGTCTTATGTGCTCTCTCTGTTTAACCCCTCTAAGAGGCTCCCCCGCGTGTTTTTTCGCTCCGTGCCACATGACGCGGAGCAAATCAGGGACCGCAATAGAGACATAGAGCAGATCGTTAATGTGTTTTTTTACTGTTTTTAACATGACCATCCTTTCGGTTTTTAGGCACAGACTCTAAAAATGAGACCCTGCGGACAAAACGTCAAGAATTTTCAAGAGTAAAATTTTTTGAAAAAATTTGTTGACCTCGGTGTGGGTTTGGGTTAGCTTTATTTTGCCGGTGAGATGGCACCGACAAAAACAAAGGTTGAAAAATGGAACGAGAGATAAAGCGACTTGCTGCCGGGTTGTACTCGGTGAATGGGGTGATTGTTGCATTTTGGTTCGGCAGTGAAGAGAAAACCGCTGCCGCCCAAGACCTGACTTGGTCTTTAGGGGATTTTAACCAGGCAATGTGGTTTGTGGAAGACCTAGTGCAAACCTCTAGGCAAGAATACGTGGAAGTTTTTGCTCCCAAGGAAGGAATGTAAGAAAAATGGAAGAGGCAATTGTAAGAGGTGCTTTCGTCGAAATAGACGAAGATGCCGACCTGAAAAGAATCGTTAATGTGTTGGAAGAGAAAACGTCTTGTGTTTGGTGTATGGGTGAAAGTCCGAAAGAAGGACTTTTCGAGAAGAGTGATGGGACCAAGTCGCTCTGTATGACCGAAGACGGCTGGATCTGCACGACAGACTACGATGCAGAGGACGAGGTCTTTTTTGTAGAGGAAAAGGAATTTCTGGAAATCGCCTCTTCACGATTTCCTAAAGAAGGCTTTTTTCGGGGGGCCATCTACACGAAGCTTACAGAGGAGGTGTTGGAGAAAGTAGAGGAGACATCCTCCGTACGGTGGTATTCGGGAAGGAGGCCCACAGAAAAAGAGGCGCTCGGAGAAGTACCCCTTGGAGACATAGCGACCGTCGTCTTGATGCCGGATAACCGACTATCTTTTATTCTGCGGGGCGACGAAAAAGATCTGTATAGGGGGTGGTATAAGAAGGTAACGTCTGAGGAATTCGTCGATTTATGTAAGAAGAGAAAGTCGAAATGGTGGAAAGGATGAAATTTTCTTTCGAAAAGGCATTAGCCTCAACAATGAGTTGCGTCGAAAAGGAAGCCCCTACGGCTTATTTAATAAAAACGGGGACCGATAAATCTGTATCATTCGCGGTAATAGGGGTACGGAGCGAGGCGCTTAGGAAGAGCAAAGATTTTAGGACAAAATACAGTGTTGGAGGGTCTTCTATTTTCAGTACTTGGGGGGCCGTCAGCATAGAGGCGAAAGGGAACAACATACTTTTCGACTATGCAGGAGAGGAGGGGGAATACAGGTATCTCGTACGAGATATCACAGATCCAACGACAAGAGATCTTATCGCTTCGTGGATCGAAGATCTACGTTTTTTTGTTGAGGCATACGAGGAGAGCCAGCAGCAAGAAGAACGCGCGAAAATGAGCGTTCTTTTCAAGAGGTAGAGGTAGCAAAATGAGAATCATCACACTAAGCGGATTTTCCGCGTCCGTCCGGCAAGGTGAATGGACGCTTGGGCGGTTTGTCGACGCGATAGCGCCGGAAGAAAATAGAAAGCATTTCTTTTCACCAAGCAGGGCGCAACGAATCGAATTTTACCACGAGTTAACCCGTGCGGACATGGCGATAGGGAAATCTTACGGCGCGGCTCATTTGTGGTGGATGCTCTACAAACACCACGAGACGATTTTTAACGTCCGGGAGAAACCCTTGTACGTGGGGCTCATAGATCCTCACGGCGCTGTAGTAGGGGATGGTGTTTGTGGGGCGTATAAGAACACCCGACCCTTGAAATTCGCGGAAAGCTGGAAAGGCTTGATGTTCGGGAAAAAATTATATCTCGATCACTGGAGGCAAACGAACGGCATAACAGGCGCGCCGTTACAACCTCCGAAATATTTTGATCTGCAATCGGGCTTACCAAGGTATAAGAGACCTTTTAATACGTTTGTATTTGGGGACTCATCACATTGGGACGTTACCGACCTCCATAAGCCCAGCGGTCGTTTAATAGCTGAGCATATATGTGCTCGGCTGGTATTTTTGGAAACAATGGAAAAGGAGGAGGAAGAAAATGTCGATCGTGAGTCTCATTAATTTAACACCCCACGCAATCAATCTTTATGACTCCGAGGGGGAAGAGGTAGTTTCGGTCCTGCCGGTATCGGGCAGCATCGCCCGGGCGAAAGAGGAGATCATTAAAGTAGAAGGTTTGTACACCGAAGAAATCGTGTACCCGGTAGTCGAAAAAGCCTATAGCGCTGTCGAAAACCTGCCGCCGCCTACACCCGGGAAAGTCTATGTGGTTTCGATCGTAGTAAAAGCCGCGCTACCAAATAGAGACGACCTGTATTGCCCGGATACAGGACCAGGTAGCGCTGTGAGAGACCATCAAGGACGCGTTTTGGGTGTAAGGAGATTACAGTCATGAAAGTAGACGCAATAGAAGAGTTACTGGAAAAAGAGGCCTTTTTGAAGAAGTCAAATCCAATAACGGAGACCATGGAAAAAATGGTAGCCTTGATAAAAGAGGAAACCGAAAACTGGAGTGCCCAGGAAGTAGTGGATCTCTACGTTTTTTGTAATTCCGTTTTTTCCGCAACTCTCGAAAGGTTGAAAAAGAAAGCTGCCGGCAGAGAACAGGGGGAAGAATGAAAATAAAGAAAAAGTACCGAGTGATGGGGCAGGTTTTTGAAACAGAGGAGAAGGCCAAAGGGTTTTTGGAGAAGCTCGAAGTTGAAGAGGCTTTTTGCATTAACGGGGTTGTTTTTTTAAGCAGGGAGGATGCACAAAGGGAGGCTTTGGCCTCAGAAATAGAACATATGTTTTGTAACTGGGGGAGAGATAAAGAGGGGATGGAGGTAGCGCGGAGAGCGGTAAACATTATGGAGGTATACCACAGGGGGTTACAAGCAGGGGATTACTGTTCCGATGTTTCTTGTAACGGAAAAATGCGTGAAGGGGAGAAAGAGGGCGGATGCTCTTGTCACAACAATCCACCTTGCTCTTATTGCTGTACCGAGGCGTTAGAATGTAACGAATGCGGAAAAAGACTTGTGATAAGAGAGGGAGCGGTAATAGAGGACGATTTCGAGGAGGTGAAATAATGATTAAGTCAATTTTTTACCGGGCGGACAATACCCACGGAAAACATGACGGGGACGAATTCGCAAAAGAGGCCTCGCGTTTAGCGGAATTTTGGGAGGCGGAAAATGTACTCATGCCTCCAGCAGCAAGCAAGATGGAGAAAATTTCCACATTCGCCAGGCTTTTCAGTCGTGAGGCGCTTGGTTGGCGTTATTGTGAAGAGGATGAAACCACTAAGATCGCGTTTTTCGGTCACGGTACCAAGGGAAGGGTTTTGGATTTTGGTTTTACCCGGGAGAACGCTTCCATCCTGGCAGCCATGATAAACGCATTGGCACCGGACGCGGAATTATACTTTTTCTGCTGCTCACTGGGAGCAAAAGGGGGATTTCTGGAAAAATTGGCTTCTTTGTGCCCGCACGCCTACATAGTGGGGCATACCGTCAAGGGGCACACGACCCGAAACCCGTATGTGTTTTTATCGGAGAGAGGGACCATTTACCGGTTTAGGCTGCCGGTAATTTTTGAAAATCCTGAGGATTGGGGCGACTTTGAAGCTTACAAAGAGTATGTTCCGAAGGGAATGAGAAAATGAAAATACAAATCCCGTTTGCGGTTGCAGCGCAAAAAGTTTTTTGGAGCCCGTTACCCACCACGGAAGAAAGAGCGGATAGGAGAGATCGGGTTATGAAGGTTTTTCGTGAATTTGCGGAGGAACTGAAAAAGCATGGAGTGGAACGCGTCGAAATGACGTACTCCGAAACCCAGATGAAAATATATTATCAGTTTTTTCCGGTAATTAATGGAAAGCTTAGAACTCTTGGCGATGCGATGCGCGAATTGGGATTGGAGGCCGAGGGGTAGGGGAAGAAAGGAGGATGAAGAGTAAACCCAATAAGAAGACCTTGTTCAACACTTTTTTGCATTTACCCCGGGTTTGGTCTTGCCCGGGGGGATTTTTAGGAAACGGAAATGAAAGAAGCTAGAGTTAAAATAGATTTGCCGAAATTGCTGGAAAAAGTGAAAAGACTTTTCGGCGAAAAAATAAGCGACATGCAGTTCGTCGCTACTCTTGCCGGCGTGGAGACAAGAGCCGCACTGTACGACCGGAAAATGCAAGGTGGATGGAGAATTCGCGAGATAGATTTATTTTCCGCAAATTCCAATATCCCCGTCGACGAAATATGCGATGTAGAGGAGTACGAGCGGGTGAAGGATTCCCTTAAGCTTTTTGATCTCGACATTCCTTTTCTGAGGGTGCGTTGTAAAGAAAAAAACCCCGGCAAAAAAGCCACTTTGGGGGATATTTCCAGAATTGTGGGCATTTCTCCCCCCGAGTTTACCCGTCGAAATAAGCTTGGTTGGTCGAGGCCTCAGGTAGAGCACTTAGAGAGAGCTTTTAATTTAAAACCCGGAGAAGGAGTCTTGACAAAATGAAAGATATGGTTTTAAATTACGATATCCATCGGTGGTCGGGCTTTCCATCCTTCGGCCCGGCCACCCCTCCTATAAAAACGAGCGCGACGCAAATAGGGACCTTTTTACGGTGCCCTCGAAAATGGGCTTGGATGTATATCGGAGGAAACTGGATGCCTCCTACTCCGTCGCTTAAAGTGGGTAGCCGAGTACATAAAATTTTAGAGGACTTTTACAGGTCTAACACCCCTATTGCTCTTGAAGAGATTTTGAGTGTCGGGGGTAAAACCTACTACCCCGGGCGTATTGCCGGGACAATGATCAACAGGTACTTAAAACGCCCTACTCGTATAGAGTATAAGGGGCTTTATCGACCTGTTGAGGACATAAAGATCGATTTTAGAGTTGACTGGTATAGGATCAACACTGACTTAAAGTCCCTTGTAGTGATAGATCACAAAACGTCGTCTAACCCCAAGAAATGGGGGAAGACAACGGAGGACATCGCGACGGATATACAAAGCCATATTTATGGCGGGTGCTTGGCTATGGAGCATCCCGAGGTAGACGTAATTGACATGGGTTTTAATTACGGAGCAACTGACGCAGACCCCGGAAAGGCATGTTTTATCAGCGACGGGCCTTTCAGCGCGGACAGCGCGCGAGGCTTGGTAACTGATTTTTATTATCCTTTAACGGCCCTCATGGGGCTTCTAAAACAAAACTGCCGGGACCCCAAGGCATACCCGGCCAACCCGGCAGCCTGTGATGATTTTACAGGCTGTCATTGTAAATCTTTCTGCGGGCTGTCGTTCGCGGAAACTATGGAGGATCTAGAAATGAGCTCAGCACTGGAAAAACTTAAAGCAATGGCAATGCAAAACGTTACAATCCCGACAGCGGCGCAGGTACCCCAAACCCCGACCCCCGCGCCTTTGGCACAGGGTCTGAACCCCACTACAGCACCTACGCCCGCACCGACGCCTACACCGACGCCTACACCGGCACCAGCACCAGCACCAGCACCAACCCCGACACCG